TAAAATCACTTTATTCGAAAAATCGAAATAAGCGCTCTTACCTTTGGGATGACCATATCCGTTTGACGATTCCTTATTCATTACTGAAAAAGTGGAATCTCCAAACGCACATATATCATCCGGAAGATCTGTGAAATTCTCTGTTGGCATTAGTGATCTAATGCATTCTCCTATAAAATCTAATTCTTCTGTGGTGACTTTTCCTTGATTCTTAAATGTTTTCATTGATGTTTTCTTAATGGTGTTAACTGGATCATTTATTATGGGTGGTCCTCTCTTATCTACTGTGGTATAAACTACATCGTCAGAATGATCTAAAGTTTTGGTAAACTCAGCCATTTCTGGACAATTTAAAACATTCAACATTGTAGGTTTGATGGTTGATCTAGAAGTTGGATAAGTAGTTTCTACTGCTCCTTCTTCATAAACCAATCTCGCTCCTGAAAAGTCTTTTCTAACATCTACTGAGATTCCTAATTGCATATTTCTAACTGATAACATCTCTTTCCTAATATCTTCTGCTATTACTGTCGATGGCATTGCGCAAAAACCGCGCTTTCCATCTCCTGCTACATGAACTCCTAAAATATCTCCTACTGAATTATATATAAAACTACCGCATAAACCTGTACCTTCTATAGGTGTAATAAAACCTGTATCGGGTAAATGAGAAAAAGATTTGGCATATGCTGAATACTCTACTGCTACATCATTAAAAAATAAATTTTTATCAAAAATCAATGGAATTTTGTCCATCGAAGTACATAAATACATAACTGGTGTTACGTCTTTGGTTCTAAATAAAGGTAAACAAGATGGATAAACTGAATGAAAATTTTGCAATTCATAAACTGCTAAATCACAAATTGGATAATCCTTAATTAAAGAAATTCTAACTAACTCTGCTTCTGGGTGGTTATTAATAAAATGATCATAAGTGGCATATATATTTAAAACAATATTCTTTGCTGTAAAATGAGAATTCAATAAAATACGATTTCCGCTAACTATTGCATGTGAACACATATCTGAGTGATCATCACTACTAATCGTAACAAACTTACAATACTTTGAGATAGTAACATCACACGCTACTTGTGGATAAAAAACTTTCTCATTCATATTCTCCTTTCTAAATCTTCTAACTTTCTCTAACAAAACTAACTTATCAAAATCATCTTCTGATAACTCTTCTTCTTTACAAAATAAAATAACAAAAAAAATAATACAAAAATAAACTAACATAACATAAAGTAAACAAACAAAATCATCATCCATAGTATAATAAACGGTGTACAAAACGGCACACAAGAATAAAACTTATCTAAAACAAAATGTCTACACTGCAATCCTAAATCTTCTCCAAAATTCAACATCTCTTGCATAAGTGGGGTTGATGAAAATAACTCCTTCCTATGCTCTACAAATAAATCAAATTTATTATAATATTTATAAGCTAAAGTAATAATTAAAAAAACACATAAAGATTCTTGTTTGGTATAAAACTCATTTTCTACATACTTATCGGGGTGATACTTACGAGCTAAATTTCTATAATTTTTTGCATATTCTTCGGGTTTACCTAAAATATGCGATGGTAATTTGGCTCTCATAATTTTGGTGGTCTCGTGTGAAGTATCAACTCCTGTAACAAATTGTAATAAATATTTGGCACATAACATCATAAATTGTTTGCAAGGTTTAAACAAACCTGCTAACCATTCTCTAAAAATAGGGGCTCCATTATATAAATCTCTCCAAGCTGGTAATAATGAC